GAGGTATATGGCAAGTCTTTAAATGATGCCTGTATATAGCTTTTTATTTCATTACACACAGCCAAAAAGCTATAAGGCTTTTCAGCTTGTTTGTCAATAGTACCATGCAAAGCTGTAGATTCAATAAGCTGCATATTATTATATGCCCATGCTGCTCGATCTTTAAGCGTCATTTTATCTGACGATATTGTATCTAATCCTTCTGCTTCAAGGTGTGTTATATAATCAGTTGATAACCATTTGATATCATTTAATTGATCAATAGTATATGATTGGTTGTAACAGTTGGCAGCATGAATACACATCCATTCATAGCCTTGTTCTGTGACAATCTTTTTATTATCAAACAGAAATAAACTACGAGCAAAGTCACTACCTTGGAATTCAAGGAATGATTCGGCATAGTACATACGACCTCGGTAGTCGCATGAGATCTCTTGGTAGAATGGATAGCCGGTCTGCTTAATGATGTCAGCCTTACGAATGATTTGATTATATTCGTAGTACTTGGAGATCAACCTCTGTAGCTTGGGATCACGCTTACCAAGGTATTTAGTACCATCAGTGTGTGTAGTACCTTTAGGGGGCTTTACACCAGAGTGTATGCTATGGGTAATAATTTCACCGTCAGGATCCACAAGTTCAATTGTGCTTTGTGGAGGGTTGTGTCTAGCTGCTTCCAATACCTCTTCGTTGAGACACCAAGGTTGCTGGCGTAATACTTCAATTGCCTTGACAAATCTGGAGTCAAGGTGTTGAATGAATTTGTCATTGCTGTTCCACCCTTTGATGTATGGTTCTTTAGTTATGGGGGAAATTAAACCTTTGATAGGCTCAGGCTTCTCAAAGGTTGTACCGATCAATGCCGGTTTAACGCTGTCAACATGCCATTTAATCTTGACCATGTATGGGGCTTTGTACCCGTCATACTCACGGAAGATTTCAATGAGGTCTTCTTGAAGAAATGTTTCAAGCATTAGGTCACCAAGCGCCAGAGTTGATTTGACATTGCTGTCATCAATACTCATATGCTTGGTTAGTCGTTTACCAATAAGGTTACTGGCAAAGGTTAATTTAACAGAGGCACTATGTGTCTCATTTTTATTTCGAATACAGTACTTAGCTAGTACATCCCAAGCTTCACTCACAAACATCTCAAGGTCATTAACCCATCCGGGATGATGGGCTATAAGCAAGCAGCCATGATTGTAGATCTTAGCTGAGTCTAGTACAATGGTACCTACTCGTTCAGTTAAATATTCTACGGGGTTCATTCAAGTTCCTATGTTAAGCGAAGTCAACCATCTCAGTCTTCTGGAGTCGTCCAGTAATAGTATTATAACGCACACTTCCGCAGTCACCTGTACGGCCTGTCTTGCGACACTTCAGTACACGCAGCTTGATAGTGTTACGGGTGAGTTCATCTTCCGCAACCATGTTACGGCAGAAAGCAAGGATATCAAAACTAATTTGTTTAATTGAGCCTGAGCCTTTGATATCATCGATAGAAGGCATGTGACCTTCCTCAAATGGTTTCTCACCTTTACGCAGATGAGAGATAACACCTAACCAGATGTTATGCTTCTTAACAATCTTAAGTAGGTCAGACATGAAGGCATCAACAGCTTCATTACCTGTTTTACCTTTAACACCTTCAGACACAGCAATAGTGATGTGGTCTAGGATAAGATATTTACAACCCATTACTGCAAGGTGTTCTATCTTGTCTATCAGTGAATCATCACTTACAGAACCTTGATGGTCAAGAAGTACAAGCCGTTCATCAGCAAATACTTTTAAGAAGGCAGCTCGTTGTTCTTCTTCTGTGGAGTCATCTGAAGATGTTTTCTTCATAGTCATGTTAATAAACTTTTCTGCTGTGTCTCCAATGGATTCTTCAAGAGACACCATACCAACCATATCACTGGTAGTATCCATGATCTCAAGGACAATCTCTTTGATTACAGTACTCTTACCTGAGCCTGTACCGGAAGCAAACAAAGAGATTTCGCCTTGGCGCATACCACCCAGCTTGCTGTTGAGACTACCAAGGCACTCAGGATAAGGGATAGACACATCATTTTGCATTTCCTTATATTGGTTCCAGATATCTTCACCTTTAACTACTCCCGCTGGACTAAATGTCTTGGCATTAAAGATAGCATTCATCAGCGCATCACTACCATGCTTGATTAGCACATCACACGGGTCTTTCTCGGGTAGTGTTGCGATCTTAACTTTATCATAGCCAATAATTTTAGCGGCAATATCAGTTGCTTTCTTACCAGCTTCATCTTGATCAAACATCAGGATGACTTCTTCAAATGAACGCAGCCACTCTCGCTGATCTAAGATTAGCTTGGTGGCTGATGCACTGGGTAATGCTACTGCGGGATAGAACCGTTTGTATTTGTCATATTGAGCTTGGGCCACAGCCAACGCATCAAGTTCGCCCTCAGTAATAACAACCCTACGTCCACCCTGTGAGACATTCTGCCCAAATAGCTGAACATCTTTGAAGTCACCGTGGATAACAAATGACTTGGGTAGTTTACGTTCCTTATATGCCACAACTTCATTGTCCTTAGTATAAGGATAGAAATGGCTAATGATCTCACCGTCTTCATCATAGCTTACTTTAACTCCATAGTGTTCTGATACCACCTTAGTGATACCACGTTCTTTAAACCCTCGTGAGGAGTAGCTCACAATTTCATCTACATCATGCATATTATAGTCTTGCTTGGTTATATAGCTTGTTACAGCATTAGGGTCTACCGGGGATGACCGGGTACAGCTGAAGCAGTAACCCCATTCATCACCTTCTTTGTAGGAGAATGCATCATGGCTGTCACATTTAGAACAGCCTGTTTGAATCCATCTTGCCATGTTAATTCCAATCGTAGTCTTCTCTTAGCTCTCTCAGTTGTTGTCGGCGATTATGTGCCCTTTCTTTGGTCTCTTGTTTGGTTTGAAATGCCCCTCGCTTATCCGATTTTAACTCTAAATAAGCTTCTTCTTGTTTTTCTTGTGGTTTTTCTTTTCGTTTGTTCATTTTGGTTTTAGAAATTTAACTGCCCCGATGTTACCGTTGTACCAGAGACGATCTCCATAAGGAGTTTCATCTCTTGATAAGCACTCACCTGCCCATTGCTCTTGGCATTCGCTATATGTAAGATCTCCCGGACTTTTACACCATTTGTATATAACAAAAGTAAATGCTCCAGATCCGTATGACTCAATATCATCAAGCAATTCACGGCAGGAGGACATGTATGATCGCCAATTACTTTCTCTTCGAGTAACGACTCTTCGCTTGGAGTTTGGTTGAAGTTTCTTTGTGACACTTATTAGTTGCTTTCTTCCAATGTATTGTCTTCCTGTTGGGCCAAAGACCATGTAGATGAATCCGAAGGCTCCGTCTGGTCTGTCTGATAGAGCAATCCAATGTCCGTAGTCTTCCATGTTAATCTTTCTTTTAATTCTTTTAAATTCAGGGGTCGTAGATCATCCATGTATTCTCTGAGATAAATATTGTTAGCACACTTAAGGAAGTTATCTTCCCATTCATTACCTTGTCGATCTTTCCATGTATCAATTATCAGCGATAACATCTTGTCATGGGCTACCCCATCTAAAATCTTTTTGGCTGTTACTGGCCCAACCTTGGCCAGACCCTTGATGTTATCTGTAGAGTCGCCTGTAAGTATTTGTTGCATTAGCCATGCATAACTTTCTTTTTGGTTGCTCTGGTATAGAGTTCCTGTTCTAAAGTTGTGATGCCATCCGGGAATACAGTTAAGATCTTTGTCGATATGAGATACAATGTAGCTTTTGCCTTCACGTACAGCCATTTTAGCAGTAATGGAACAGTAATCATCTGCTTCACCTTCAGCAGACTCCATAGCAAAGGTGCGCACATACTCATACAGTAGATCAATACGTTCTTTGACATCGGGGTCTGTCTTATCAACTCTATGTGCCTTATACTCAGGGTCTACCTTGAATCTAAAGTTATTTTTACCTTTGATATACACAACCCCTGATCTTGAGTTAGTTTGGCTCATGATCTGATCGATCTTGGAATCCATTTCTTTCTTACCTAGCTCCGGCGATTTTTGAGTATGAGCAATTTGATAGATGATACTATCTGCATCTATAATTGCTATATCAAAGTGTTCCTGTTCAATATTATCAGTGGACATCTGAGTATTTCTTTCCAATGTGTGCTGCACCGTTCATGCAGTTAATTCCAAACCATTTAGGTGCTTCTGTGAATGCTTCAACAGAGATCTCAGCTACTTCTTCTGCGTACTGATCGGGTGTGATGATAGCAAACTCATCATGATAATGTAATGCGATGTAATGTGGTATCTTTCTTTTAATTAGTTCACGTTTAGCATATACTACAGCTGCTTTGCAGGTTACACCTTCAGCAGTTTGTAATAGGTAATTTAAGACCTGATGTTTGGATTTGACAAATACAATACGACCATCTAACCCCCGGATAAAGCCATTGCCTTTACCGAAGATTTCTTCTGTACGCTCAAACTCATCTTCCAATTTATCAGTTAGTTGTTTCATCCCAGGAATTGAATTTTGAAACTTCTCCTTTGCTTTGGCACCAACTTTTGCGTCAGTATTACCAGTGAGAATAGAGCCGAGCTTGCCAGCACCCCCACCAAAAAGAAAAGCATAAAGAAAAGGCTTAGCAAGCTTGCGACTGACCCCGAGAGCATCAGCATTGCGTTGATGAACGTCTCCATTGATTACCTCGTTTGTGAATGAATCATTACCGATATAGTGGCATAGACCTCTCATTTGATTACCTGAGGAGTCAGCACCTACAATTGACATACCTTCTTCACAGATAAGAAGTGCTCTCATTTCAGGGCCGTAGATAGAGTCTACAGAAGGGATATTAGCTACTACTTCATGACGACATCTGAATGTTGGTGTACCAATAGTCCACATACGACCATGCAGTCGTTTGTCTTCTGCTGCTTGTACACTTTCAATCCATCCCTTAAGCACACCTTGCCGGGAACGTAAAGTGTAGTATTCACTAATTGTTAAAGCAGATCCACCTAATTTTTCAAGGGAACTTTCAGTTATTTTAGGCGACTTTTTAATGAATTTACCATTTACTTTTTCAAAGTTCCATTCATCAGGTACCCATCCAATGCTGTATAAGTAGTCTTTTACTACTTCAATTTGCCCTACTTTACCTTGTTCAAAAGATATACGGGCATATGGCCCTTCAATAGGTCGTTCTTCTTTACCTGATTCTTGAGAGTAACCAAAATGTTTTACTGTAGCTGCTGTGTAACAACCATCTTTACGCCATGCAGGTGTTTTAACCTCAGCCCCATCAGTTTTGATACAGCGCATACCAATTAAAGGTTCAAGTGT